CGGCTCGAAGCCGTCTAAGCCCTCACCTAAAAGGGTAAAAGGCAAAAAACCCGGTACGGCCGACAGTTTCCGCACTCTTTTCAGGCAGATGTTACCTAAGCGATGAGTCTACTTTACGACGTCAAAAACGATCTTCCGCTTCGCGTGCAAGAAGCTGTCACCTTCATTTCGTCTACGATGGAGGGTCAGTGGGAACGTGCGGAGCGGTACTATCGTGGAGAAACCGATCTTGAGCTATTTGAAGGTCGGTCACAAGTCGTCAAGACCGAAGTGCGCGATGCTGTCCGCAACACTGTGCCGTCAATTATGCGCCCGCTGCTGCAAGCGAGCAAAATTGTCGAGTACCTACCTTCTCACCCCATGTATTCTCAATGGGTTGAGCAGCAGGCGACCTACGTAACGCAGCTGTTTTGGCAAAATGACGGTTACCGGCAGCTTATGAACGGCATTTATACCGCCGCTAAGCTGAAATACGCCGTTATGCAGACGTATTGGGAGCCAAACCCCAAACCTGAATGGGTAAGACTGACAAAAGTGCCGGGGACGCTGGCACAACAGCTTCTTAACGCGCAAGATATTGAGATTGAGTCGATTGAAGAAAGCGAAGACGACGGTTTTTACGATATTGAGTACGTAAAGTACGCTGAAAACGGCAAAATTCGGTTTGAGACCGTTCCAAACTACGAATTTTTCATCTCAGAACACTGCGAAACTGTCGATCAAGCGGTTGAAGACGGCGTGCACGGGCACCGGCGCGTCATTACGGTATCCGAAGCCCTTGAAATGGGCTTAGAATACGAAGAGTGGGACAAACTGGACGCCGAATACCCCGAGTTAAAAGACCACGGGGCGTCGTCGGCTGCGAGACGCAATACAGCTATCTCGGAACCGGCTGATGACCCGGACCCGATGAAGCATCGCTTGCTTCTTACGTGCGTCTACTACTCCTGCGATCTAGAAGAAAACGGGTACACGCAGCTTTACCGCTTCTACTTTGGCGGTTCAAGCTATACCTATTTAGGTCACGAAAAAGTCGAAGAGTCGCCATACGATCTGGTCTACTTGAACTTCGACGCGCATACCTTAGACATGCAGTCTATTGCGGACCTAACTATTCCGCAACAAGACGCAGGCACGTCAATTCTTCGCGCAACGGTTGACAACGCCCACGCGGCAAATAACCCGCGGTACGCAGCTAACCCGCGTCTAACTACCTTCGACGACCTTATTAACCCGTCGCTTGGTGCGCCTATCCGCACAAGGGAACAAGTACAGGTCGCGGCTATCCCGTTTACTGGCCAAGGGCTTCTTGGGCTGCTTCAATATCTTGATCTTGACGTGCAGTCCAAAGTTGGCGTGACTAAAGCCGCTCAAGGTCTTGACCCTGACGCCTTGCAGTCGACTGACAAGCAAGCGGTCATGAACACGATCCAGACTAGCCAAGGGCAGACCGAACTTATGGTCAGAAACTTGGTGCAGCTTACGCTTGTGCCGGTTTTCCGCAAAATGTTCAAGCTGGCTGGGCGGCACTTTTCACCCAATCAGGTAGTGAAATTCAAAGGGCTTGTAGTCCCACTTGATTTGCGCTATCTTGACCCTGATCCGATTGCGAGACCGAATGTTGGTCTTGGCACGGCGACGAGCGAGGCTAAACAGGCATTTTTGACCTTCACGTTGCAGCGTCAAGACATGCTGATGGAAAAGTGGGGGCCGGATAACCCGTTTACGTCATATGTCCAGATGTTTAACACCATCGAAGACCTGGCGGAACTGGCTGGCGTGCATGACGTAGGAAGGTACTACAAGGCCGTGACTCCGAATGTGGAAAAGAGAATTGCGGAACGCATGGCTAAACAAGCGGAAGCTGCGCAAGAGAACGCACCCGCCGACCCCGGACGTGTTATGCTTGCGATTGAGCAACAAAAGCGCCAAGCCGAAGTGCTTAAGCTGATGCACGAGAAAGAAGAAGGCTCGGCTAATCTACTCAGAGAGGCGTTAGAGGCTGACGCCAAAATTGACCTTGAAAGAGACCGGCTTATTCAAGAGCGCTACATTAAGTTGATCGAACTTTCACAACAACGCGAAAACGAAGCCATTGCTCAAGAGCAGGAGAGTAACAATGGAACCCCAAGTATCGCAAGAGCAGTTAAAGGACGCATGTCGTCGGCTTCTCCAGAACAAAGACTTGGAACTAGTGGTCAACGTTCGGCTCAACGCTCTAACGCAGGAAATTCTCAGTCTCAGCGTACCGGAAGAGGTAATGGGTCCACACCGTGAGTACCAAAGCCTGCGGGACTTAGTCTCGTGGATCGCTGACACTGCTAACGCCAAATCGGACTATTGATTGCCATGTCTACTCCCACCGAAGTTGCAGAATTTCTTACCAACCGGGCAATGGGCAAGCCGCAAGAAGATGCTGGCGCCCCACCCAAAGAGGTAGCCGAGACGACCGCCGGCGACGACGAGCAAGCCGAGCAGGTTGAGGCCACCGAACAGAATGACGACGGCGCTGCCGAAGATACGGACAGCGACGATCAAACCGTTTCCGAAGGTGAAGAAACTAAGCCGGAGGAAAGCGAAGAGGCCGAAGCCCAACAAGACGAGGGCGACGACGACCCGCAATATCTGGACGGAGACGACGACAACCTTGTCGTGAAGTACCGGGTAGACGGCGAGGAAGTCGAAGCGACTCTAAGCGAGTTGGTCGCAAAAGCCTCTGGAAACGGCGCCATTGAGGCGCGACTGCGTGAAGCTACGGAAGCCCGCAAGGAGGCAATTACCAAGCGGGATCAAACGCTTCAAGAAGCTAATCAAATTCGGGAAGCCGCAGTGAAAGTGCTGCAAACTCTCGACCAGCAGCTTCATACACCACTTGTCAACGCGCCAAACGAAAGTCTGCGTCAGACAAATCCTGCGCTGTATCTCAAGCAGCTTGAGGCTTACACCCAAGATCAAGAACGGATTAAGGAGTCCAAATCGACTCTGGAAAAAGCGTTCAAAGATCAAGGCCAAGCTTATCAACAGCTCACCGAGAAACAGAAAAAAGAGACTGCGCAAATCATCACGGACAGCATCCCAGCGATGGCTAACCCTGATACGCGCAAAGCAGCTACCGCAGATATCCAAAACTCCGCACAGCGGTACGGATATTCTCAGGAAGAGGTTGCGTCTTTGCAAGACCCCAGGATTTACCTGATGGCATACGACGCTGAGCAGTATCACAAAATGGTTAGCGGCACCGGCAAAGTCACCACCAAAGACGCTGATGACAACGCTGCTAAGCCGGCCAAACCTAAAAAGGTACTGCGGGCAGGGCGTACTAAGCCACGATCGGCCAAAGCGCGCGCAAATGACAAGATCGCAGAAGCAAAGAAGGCAGCGGCTAAGACCGGTAAGGTCGACGACGTTGCTAACTTTCTCGTTGCCAGAGCAACCAACCGCTAACCTAATGAGGTAAACCCATGGCTACCGCAGCCAACACTGTAGAGTCCTACGACAACACGCTTCTGCGCGAAGACCTGCAAGAAGCGTACTCCATGATTTCGCCGGAAGAAACTCCGTTTCAGCAAGTTCTCGGTTCGCGTAGTGTGTCGAACCCGGAATTTGAATGGCCCACGATGGCGCTTGCGTCGCCGCAGATGGATAACCGGGTCATGGAGGGCGAGGATGATCCCAGCCTTGATCCCGCCACTCTCGGCGTTCGGTGGAAGAACTACACTCAGATCAGCGACAAAGTTGTGGCTGTGTCTCATACGTCTCAGGCTACCGACGCTGCCGCGGAAAACGTGCAGCGGCTCATGTCGCAGGTCAGCCTCAAACTTCGCGAGCTTAAGCGCGATATGGAAATGATGCTGCTTGCAAACGTCGCCGCCGATCCCGGCGCCGCCACAGGTGCCACCGCGCGGGTAACTGCCGGCCTTCAAGCGTGGCTCACTACCAACGTCGTGGACGGTGGCGGTACTGCTGTGGACCCAACCTATTCGGGTACGACTAACGGGTATCCTGATGCTGCGGCTGTTGCTGGTACTCTTAGCGCAATCAGTGAAGACACGTTCAATGACCTGATCGAGCAATGCTGGACTTCTGGTGCCAATCCTTCGCTTGTTCTTGTTCATGGCGCAAACAAACGTGCGATCACAAAGACGTTCACGGGTATCGCAACGAGCTACCAGCCGGCAGTCGACAAGGAAGTGGTGAACGCCATCGACTTTTACGACTCTGACTTTGGGCGCCTCACGATTGCCCCGACGAGGTTCCTGCCCGCGTTGAACGCGCCTACCAACACTAGCTGGTCAGTGCTGGTGCTTGACCCCGAATACGCCCGGATGGCGTGGCTCGACCCGGTGCAGCGTAAGCCGCTTGCCGAGACTGGCCACACCATGAAGCATCTGATTTGGGCGGAGTACGGTCTGCAAGTCGACAACGAAGCTGCCCACGGCATCTATCGCGACACTAACGGGCTGTCGGCGTAACACGAACGCGGCGCTTCCTGCCCGGCCGCCGCTAGGCTCCCCGGTTCTGCCGCCGGGGAGCCGCTAACCCAAAGAGGTAACAAATGAAAGTTGCTGTTGTCGTCAAAGGGTCTGTGCGCGACCGACATGGTGAGCGCATTCTCGTCAACCGCGTCTCGGAGTTTACCGATGCCGAATTTAAGCGCGCCGAAAAGCTTGGAAAGCTTCACGAACTCCCCGAAGAAGCTGCAAAAGCTTTTAAAGCAGATCGACGCAAAACTCAGGATGAACCTGCCGCTAAGCCAGGAGGAAGCACGACTAGCCTTTGAAGTAGAGAAAATAGACCGTCTTGGCTACACGGTCGTTGAGCGTTTTGAAGACGGCAAGTTTTTCATTGTCCGCAAAATAAACGCTGACCCTGTAATCGACACAGTGAAGGCGCGGTCAGAAATGATCCGCGCTAACGGCCGCAAAGGCGGCAAAGCAGGGCAACGCTATATCGGCTCGCTTGACCCGATCACTGCTGCTGACCTAGCCGCTAAAAGCGGGCTTAAGATCGGGACGAAAGAGTTTGCAGACCACGCAGTAGAGAAAATTCAGCAAGAGTACACGAAATACAAGGCGGACCTGAAATGAACTACCAAGAGTTTAAGGACCACCTTGCGACGTTTCTGTGGAAAGAGACGGACTCTGTGCTTATCGCAAAGCTGGATACGCTCATTACCATGGGCGAACACACGCTGAACTCTGCGCTAGAGACCAAAGAGCAAAAACTTATCGCTCAAATCCATCCTCCGGGTAACACTTTTACTTTGCCGTGCGAGCTTACTCGTCTGCGCTCAATTTCTACCTACTTAGGTGAACACCACTCGGTCCCGCCGGCGTATATTTACGCGCTACGTAACGACGATCCTACCACACTGCACCAAGTTTACGCTGTCCACGGCAACCAGATTTTAATGTCGGGCCCGTTTGTCGAGCGCGCCGAACTAAACGACCGCATTTGCGTCATCATTACCTATGCAGGTAAGGTTCCTATTTTCAAGCTTTCGGATCAAAGCTGGGTAGCAGACAACCACTTAGACCTTTATACCTACGCCGTCTTGAAACACGCCGGCGTCTTCTTGCGAGAAGACGAGCGTATGCCTCTCTGGATGAACCTATACAACGAAACTATCGAAGCAGTTAACGACAACTATGCGTTCAACCAAAGCCTAGGCGTCGGCGCTCAAGTACCGCTCCCTTACCCCGCATCGCCAACTAGAAAACGGAGCAATAGACGATAATGCCTGATCCGTCTGATCCTGAACCGACAGTTACTGACCACTATCAGTTTGAGCTACCCACGGTGGGTGCTGACGCTGATCGTTGGGGCGACTATATCGTGCAAAACTGGCAGGCACTTGACGGTCACTTGAAGGATTTGTCTGACCAAATTGCCGACAAGACTACAGAAGCTGCCATCCTTGCCATTGTCGTTAATGCACTGTTTCCGGTCGGCTCGATTTACCTCAGCTACGATGTGGACCCTAACGACCGATTTCCTGACACTCAGTGGCAGCTTACCTCAATGGGTACGTTCATAATCGGGGCTGGCGACACCATCGAGGGAGAAACTAAGGTGTTAAGCGCGCGTGACACTGGCGGCGTCAATGAAGTCTCGCTTACAGACGTTGCTGTAGACACACCTGTCCCGCCAGATAGCCAAGCAAGTGTTGCCGGGCCTGACCAGTCTGTCCGCGTCATTCCGCCCTATACAGCGGTGTATATCTGGGAGCGTGTTGCATAATGCCGCAAGAGCAGCGTGTCATACCGCCGGGCATCTATAGAAACGGTACGTTAACTGACGCTACAGACCGTTTCTATGATTGTGACCGTGTGCGCTGGAGTAAAGGCGCGCACCGGCCTATCGGCGGATGGGACGTTTATCGCGATCAGAACATGGACGCTATCAACGCTCTGACGTCTACACCGGAGAGCGAGATATTCAGAGACGCTTTTTCTTGGCGCTCTATTTCAGGCCAAGCAAACGGTGTTTTTGGTTCAAACTCGGGTCTTGTCCATCTATCTGCTGGCGGCACTATTACCGACATTACTCCTAGCTCGTTACCTGCTGCACCTGCTGATCCTTCCCCATATGGGTTTGGCTACGGCAACTTTGGGCGAGGTACGTTTGGCACCCCACGCACTGCGCTGACACAGACAGTTATTGACCGCCAGCGGTGGCGTTTTGCCTCGTGGGGCGAAGAATTACTTGCGCTGTTCGTGGGTAATTCTCTCTATTCTTGGGACTTAATTGCTGCTGAGGCGACGGTAGTCAGCAATGCGCCTACAGATTTTGTCGATTTTGTTACGACGCCGCAACGCATTGTTCTTGGCATCGGTTCTACTAACGACCCCAACCTAATCAGGTGGAGCGGACGCGAAGACTATTCGTTTTGGGACTTTGCCGACGAAACTAAACTTGCCGGGTTTTACTCTATCGAAGACTCTCTTGGATTGCAGAGCGTTGGCGTTGTACAAGACGACGTGCTTGTTCTCGGTAACGGCGCGCATATTGGACAGTTTACCGGGCTACCGTTTGTCTACTCGTTTAACACGCTTGCCACTGATTGCCCGCCTATTAGCAAGTATGCTGTGTGCTACACTGGCAATTTTGCAGTGTGGATGGGGCTTGATACCTTTTGGTTGTTTGACGGCACAGTGCGGCCGCTGCCGTGCTCTGTCAGCACTTGGTTGTTTGATGAAATTGACCGCGCTAATTTGTCAAAAATGTGGGTTACCCACAACACAGAAAACACTGAAATTTGGTGGTTTTTTCAATCTGCTAACGGGTCCGACGTAGATAGTTACGTGCTTTGGAACTACGTCGCTGATTTGTGGTACTTTGGCCGGCTACGCCGCACATGCGGCTTTGACGCAGGCGCGTTTACTACACCGCTTTATGTCAATCTTGACGGTGTTGTATATCGGCACGAACTCAAAAACACGTTAGTTTCTAGCTGGTACTTGGAGACTGGTCCGCTTAGCCACGGATACGGCGCTAAGGGCATGGCTTTAAAGGAAGTTTACCCGGACGCAGAAGATACGGGCGCCTACAAGCTTACCGTTTTAGGTAGGCAGTTTCATTCTAAACAATACGCGACGTTTGGGCCGTACGCGTATACGTACCCAATTTCTACCACTGGTGCGCAAGGCCGGCATCTGCGGTTTAGGTACGAAGGCCAACCTATTTCTTACGCAGTTATTGGCAACCGTATCGAGCTTAACCACACCATAGGTGCTGGCAGATGAGGCGTTACCTTGGTCCACCGCCCGCTGACGGTAAAGTCCATAGATGGCTGCAAGATTTATACCGCGTGCTGTCTTCTGAGGACACTAGCCCAGCTAAACGTCAGCCTGTAAAACCCGCCTATAAAGTGCCGGGTGAAAAGGCAGGCTCGTCTGAAAATGGCGTCATTCTTTTTGACGTTAACACAAAAAATCTTGACTGGTCGGCCGACAATACATGGCTGCAAATTAACCCGCAAGATAAGTTAGACTTAACTGGTGGCACGTTAACCGGCGACCTAGTTTTGCCTAATCTTACCGCTACCGGCAATATTGACGCTGTAAACGCTACTTTATCAGGCGACCTAAGCGCTATAAACGCCACTTTAACAGGCGATTTAGCTGCTGACAACGCTACCTTATTAGGTGATGTTAGCGCTGTTAACGCAACCTTGTCAGGCGACATTAGCGCTGTAGCAGCTAATTTTTCTAGTACGCTTAACGCTGGAACGACCACTATCTCTGGCGGAATAACAATCTCCGGTACCGGCCCATATCTCTATTTCAACGAAACCGATGCGCCGTCCACGCACAGCCGTGAATTTCTGGTCATGTCCGGCGGCAATTTCCTGATGCAGACCCGCAACAATTCGGGGGTGTTCGTCGCGCAGGATTACGGGATGGTTCGGGGGGCCTCCGGGGCGACGTCGCATTCGTGGCAGATCGCGGGAAGCACACAGTTTCGCATTGAGGACGGAGTCATTCGGCCCGGCACCACGAATGACGTCGATCTTGGGTCAGTCACCTACGAATTCAAGGATGCCTATTTCGCCGGGGCGCTCAATCTGGGCGGGACGGCGAACGTCGGAGGCTTGTTCCTTGAGGGGGCAGCGGCAACGTACACCCTGAGCGAGACTGACGTTGCCACCACCCACCGGCAGGAGGTTGTCGGCCTGTCCGGCGGGGACTTCTACATGCAGACCCGGAACAGCGCCGGGTCGTTTGTCGCGCATGACTACATCATGTCCCGCGGGGCCGCCGGGGCGACGGCGCACGCATGGAGTATCGAAGGCTCTGCACAATTTCGCATTGAGGACGGAGTCATTCGGCCCGGCACCACGAATGACGTTGACCTCGGGTCCGTTACCTACAAATTCAAGGACCTGTATCTGTCTGGCAGCGCAGAAGTTGGCCCGCTGATCACAGACAGCATCAAGGTGAGGTCAAGCAACCCGTTCATCTATATGACGGATACGGACGTCGCCTCCTACCAATTCACTTTCCAAAATAGCGGCGGGAACCTGTCGTTTCAGACAAGGGATGGCGCCGGAGTATTTGTCTCGCACGACTACTACATTGCCGGCGCCGCCTCTGGCGCGGTCCAGCATCAGTGGCGGATTGAAAACAGCATCCAGCTTTTGCTGACCGACGGGGTGTTCAGGCCCGGCACCACAAATGACGTTGACCTCGGGTCCGTTACCTACAAATTCAAGGACGCCCATTTTGCGGGCAACCTCCACGCGACCACGGCATTTGTCGACAAGATCGACACGGACGATGCGGGCGATCAGGTCGTTTTTGAAGCGGGTGCATTGCGCAGCCCGAATTTGGAATTCGCCGACCTTGGGCTGGCGAGCAGTAAGGGTATTCACCTCAGCTTCCAGAACGGCCCGGTCTACGTCCAGCGAGACAGTACCGTTGGCGACGGTGGTTATCTTTATGTCGGCTATCGCGGCACGGAAATGAATTTCCTCGTGGAGGCGAATGGGGACGTCGTCAGCGAAGGGGAGGTCGACGCGGCAGGCGGTTTCGCTGTAAATGGCAATCCTACCGGATTAGGTGTAACGACTCCCCCCGAAATCACCGACTTCACAGCCGAACTGCATCCCGGTTTCTACCGCTTCAATGGGACGGCGGCGACGGGTGGCCCTTTCACAACGGCGTTCAACGGTTCCTGTATCGTGGCCCGTGGCGGCAGCGAATACACTTCGCTGATCGCGTGGCGTCAGAGCGGCAGTTACGACACCGTCGGCCAGGCGTGGCTCGGCAATCGGAACGGCGCCACCGGGGCAATTTCGTGGTCGGAAATCGCCCTCGCCTCCAGCTTCGAGGACGTCGGTGACTACATCGACGAATTCACGTTAGCCGACGATGCGGCATCCGGTCGACCTGCCCCCGCGCACGGGTGCTTTGCACTGGTGCAGACGAATAGCCCAACCATCGGGCAGGGCTACCCGCACGATCGTTCCTGGGCGTTTATCCGGTTCCACACGACGCCGTCGCCTGCCATTGACGTGATTGGGTCAGGCACGCTTGTGGAAACGACGACCGGGGTGCTGACCGGCACGACCGGGACAGACATTCGCCTGACACTCAGTCCGCATTCGGACCTCGACCTCTATGTCGAAAATCGGCTCGGCGGGGCGGCCGACGTGCGAATTCAATGGTTCCGGGGGCTGATATGACGGTCGAACGAATTTCCAATGGCGTCTGGTTGGTCGAGCGCAACGGCAGGCGGCGAGAGGTCATTCTACCTGCTGGTCGGGACAACGAGGCCGACGCATTGGCGGTCGTCGCGGAGATCGAGAACGGCCCCTCCGTGCAGCAGCGTGCGGCGTGGGCCGCCATGCAGCGGCAAGAGAAGTGCAAGGCCGAATGTCAGCGCCGGATCGAAGAAGTGCTTGGCCCTGTTAGCGGCAAACGGCAACTTAATATGATGGCGTCGGCAGCCGCAGGAATGCTTACTGCCGACGACCGCGTCTTGTACCGCGCCGGTGTGGAGTGGGTGATGGAAATGCGTAGACGTTGGAGACTTATTTATCATAGTAATGCCGACCCCACTGACGACTCAAATTGGCCTACTGTCCCTGACAAGGTAGCTGCTTTTGCCGCACAATTTTAGGTTGACTTGTCGCGCCAAGTTCTGTATAGTGTAACCTAAAGAGGTAACCGCTATGTCCAACTGCCCGCCCATTCAACAAACGTCGGTTGCCGGCGGCTACGCCCATATCGGCGTTGCGCCGCCTACTAATCCTTGTCCTATGGACTTGTGGTTTTGTGAAAACGAGGACGGCAGGGCTAGTCTGTTCGTGTATTACCCGTCGTGCAACGGCAACTTTTGGGTCGAAGTAACGAAGGACTTAGTTTGATGAACCTTGGCGTTATCGACTTTCCGGCAAACCCGACAGTTGGCACTGTCCACACTCATGGCGACCGCGCTTGGCGCTGGGACGGCGTGAAGTGGGTGCACAAACTGCCCTCTAATCCGCTCGACTCTCGGTATGTTGAGCGCGCCGGCGACACTATGACCGGGCCTCTTACCTTATTCGGTAACCCGCGGTCAAACCTTCACGCTGTTCCGTACCAGATGCACCGACGAACAGTAAGGATTAACCGCTCGCTGGCGCCAATCCCGTCATTCCCGGTCCAGAACCGGGCTGACACGGTTATGTGCTTTGACGCTAACCAGAACCCTGAGCTACTTGCAAAAGGTTCATTTCCTCCCGGCCCCCAAGGCCCGCAAGGCCCCACTGGTGCAACAGGCGCTACTGGACCGCAAGGTGCGCCCGGCAACTACTTAGGGCTCGACCTGTACGGCGCCGACGCAGATATCGCTAATCGGCCTGATCCTGCTACTGTTCCCGACAATGCTGCGTGGGGGCTTATCAACGGGGACGGTACGCTCACGTTGTATCTTGAGCAAGATGACGCGTGGCTTGAGCTAGGCACAATTACCGCGCCGCTCGCTCCTCCTGTTGCCAACACAATCTTTCTGTCCGAAGGCGGCGACGACGCTAACTCTGGCCGTAGCATCGAATACCCTGTCGCTACTATGACGCAGGCGCTTACGCAAGCGCAAGCCATGATTGACGCAGGCGGTACGCCGCCTTGTATCTTGGTCTACGCTGGTACGTACTACGGCCAAGAATACTCCGTACCTGATGGGGTAACAATTCGCGGCGCTACTGACGCAAGGTCGGTTGTGTTCCGGCCAACAGCAGGCAATGAAATTTCAAACTGTTTTCTGCTAGGCAGTGGGTGTAAGCTGGAAAGCATAGCCGCCGCAGGCGGCGGCGCCGAAGGCTTTCAAATTGATGACCTCGCTAACCCAACCAAAGGCTTTCTAGCCACGTTCAGGCCTGACGCTGTCATCTTTCGGCCTCCTTACCTGCATAATTGCGTCATGTACCATGGCGCGCGGCCGTCATACATTATGCCCGCGCTGGACCGTGCGAACGGTAACCCCGAAATCGGTCACGGCGGCGGGGTTATCCTCGCTGACGGTAACATAATTAGCCGCTTCTCGCTGTTCCCCAACATTCTGGCTTGGGGCGCAACACCAATTAGCTTTAACGGCATCGGCTACGTTGCCCGTGGTAGAGCATTTGTGCACGCAGTTAACGCCATCACTATGTGGGCGCGAGTGCACTACATGGCGCTCGATGGCGGCACTGTGCTTCTTTCGGCTTGTGCTTCGCAGTTTGGCGACTATATCTTCTGGAGCCAAGGGTCTAGAGCCTTAATCGTACCTAAAACGGTAGCCGGTACGCAAATTAAAAACACTACGGCGGCCGACGCCATTCTTGCGATGGACATGGACACCTTCGTAGACGATATTTGGGCGTCGTTTACACCTGCGGGGGGCGCCGGGACTTACACTGCGGATCAAGAGGCGTTTACAAAACGGGACGCAAAAATCTTCCTCAAAACAATAGCATATGCGTTTCAATCTGGTAGCTCTGATTACTACCGGCGGTTTGTTTACGGGTTTTTTGATAACGGGCTGTTGATCTTTGACCCCGCACTTGTTGCCGACTTCAAATGGTGGTTCCAAGAAATCCACGACCAGCTACCCGGCGTAGTTACGCTCACTGCCGGCGAGCAAACAAACATTCAAGACGGCGTTGACGCAGTCAACTACACGCTTGACAACTATGACAGTGACCCGACGTTATCTCGTCTTTACAGGTCGCAGATCACAGCGATTAGCCACCAGTGGACATACCCGTTAGCTGGCGTGAGCCCGGAAGGCTTACCTCCTGAGTTTGGCGGCAGCGGTGAAGAGCGCAGCGTCGAGCAAGCCATCGTGCTTTCAGACGGCGGCAACGTTACCTATTCAGGTCAGGGCGACAATGCTGACGTGATCTTTGCCGGCGACAACGGGCAGATTGGTCTCAAGTATGACGCTAAAACTAGGCGACTTGTTGGCATCGGCCTGCAAGCGTCTATACGTTCTGCCGCTCGACAAGCAGCTATTGTTGGAGGGAGCTTCTAATGTCCCGCATCTATACACGCACGCCGCACCCGGAAAAAGAAATTCCAGTGCGGAAGAAAAACATCGACCATCTTGCTTGGCAGTCTGTGGTGGCAGCGTCTGAGTTTTCGGTGCCGCCTAGGGACGTCGATGTTCCTACACGCACGATTGCTCCCGGCATCATCACCTTCGGCACGCCGCTTATTCTCAGCAACAAGACAGATAATCCGGTGTCTGTTCAAGTGCGCATTTTGGACGAGGCCGGCACGGATTACATGTTTGCGCCAGAAGTCCACATTGACGCTAAAGACGCAGCCTTGGTTCCACTGCAAGGTAGCGCGCTTGTAAAGCGTGATCCTGCAAGCGGCACGGGAGACGCGCTTCAAGTGTGGGCTGATACCGAAAACGCTGTTGACGCTTTCATCATGTGCTACGAGCGAGAGGCGGGCCAGCATGACGACGAAATCGGTGAAGGAGTTGACCCGTGAGTGTAAAGCGCATTAGCGGACGATATAAGACTTCTCAGCGCGCTCTGCGCTATGCGTCTCAGGACGACTATCCTGACCCACAGAATAACGCGGGTTCGCTTATCATGTCGCCCATTGGGCAGCCGCTGTGGGCGTTCCCTGAGTCTGCCGACGGTAGCAGAGAAGCTTTTTGGGGCATTATCCCGGTTGTGTCTATACCAGGTGACCCTAGCGCTGAGGGCAATGACGTCGCGTTCATTACGGTCATTGACTTCAGCGTAACCTTTACGGTGCACGAAACTGACCCCGAAGCTCAGTATAAAACTGTCGGCGCCGCGCTTGAGTTTGCTTCACGCTACAAAGCCGCGTACCTCGAAAAATGGCAGGACGAAGTCACAAAGCGGCTCACTGTCGAAGTGCTCATCCTGAGTGGCCACCTAGTTAGGGAACAACTGCACAACTACGTAGACCTTTCTTTTGTAAACCTTACTTCGGAAGACCCGGTTGTTTTTGTTGACGAGCAGGCGCTTACCGAAGTTTCAAATGAAAACTTTAAGCTCAAGGCGTTTATCGCCAACTACGGCACTGCACGCAGCCCGCAGATTAACACTAATTTTGTGTCGAACAAAGCTGGCGTGCCCGGCACCGGGTACAAGTCTGCCGGCTTATACGTAGGCGGTAACGCTTGGGCGTCGGCACATTCTGCTACCGTAGTTAACGGTGCCCCCATCGCTGAACGCCCTTGGGGTCTGAATGGGTTTGACGTCAACATTCACAATGCGGGCCATTTTGAGGGTTACCGAGGAACGTTCGATTACGCCGACGAAACAGGTTTAGTCAACCGTGGTACCGGCATTATCGGCTCATGCAGCGCTATCGAATGCACCGACTACACCATCTACAACAACGGCGATCTGCGCATCCTCGGTATTTACGGCGGCTTTGAAGACTTGTTTCCCGGCGTACATACACAGAATTACCGCCGCACGCTGGGCGCAGATAGCGACAACGACATTTTTACGACTGAAAACGGCATCACGCACATTGAAAACGTCGAAGTGCTTGGCGGTATTAATATCGTGCCCAACTCGTTTACCGGCGGCGGTATTTGCTTTGATGACCGCGTCAGCCAAATTCCCAAGCATACAGGCCCGCTTTCAAGCGCAGCCGGGACAGACCTTCTCACGTTTACAGCTTCTTACTTCCGGCCGGAAACTGACAACGTTGTTTCTCTCGGAGGGCCGTCTAACCGCTTTAGGGATGGTTATTTTTCTGGTAACGTCACTGTGGGAGGCAACATCACTGTTGACGGGGACTCCACCATTTCGGGCGCGTTTAGCGGCTCTCTTAGCGGTGCTACCGGCACGTTTGCCGGCACGGCCACCGGCACAGGCGACTTTTCGACAGTCGAAACTGACACTCTAATCGTAAACGGTGAGACGGTAAACCCAGCCCCAACTCTGACGCAGGGAACGATTGTCGACGATGACGCAAGGGCGCTAGCTATTCCTGCAACTTACGGCACATTCGTGTTGGAAATTGTGGACGATGCGACTTCCAGCAACCTAATCACGGCGTTGTGTGCTTACGACACAACTGCCGAAACTATAACGGCGATGTTTAACGACACCGACATTGCCATGGAGACAGGCGTGTTAAGTGGGACTACCGGTACCGACGGTAAGTTTTCGCTCTCTGTTGTTGGTAGCTCACTTTACGTAGAAAATCGTATGGCTGTGACCAAAAAATTTAAGGTGAACTGGCTAAGATGACCGATAAGTACAAAGGCGCCCTCCACGAAGGCACGAAGCATCTGCACCACGCTGTAGAGCATACTACCTACTTAGGTAGAGTGATGACCGCTCATGAGCCCAACGCGTGTGAGTATATGTGGTGGCTTGGCATGAAAATGCCGATATACAGCCGCCTCGGCCTGACAAACTCTGCTCCAGAAGCTCTCAGCACAGCTTCTAAAATAATGGACGACATGATTATTCTACAGAGAAAATACAGCGTCCCGATCCACCTTCACCAGACAACCAGGCATTTTGCCGCCACGTTAAACACTACTGAAAAGCTGCTAGGCGCGGCGTATGTGACAATCGGCGGCGCTTCTACTGGTGGAAGGATTATTCGAGAAAAGGTTGCGCACCTATTTCCGGTGACTAATTTTTACTTTTACGACGAAAACAAAGTGACTGCGTTTGTCAAGTCTCTGCGTGACAGAAAAGAGTTAGTCCAACCTGCGCGCGAGTGCTTTCAAGCGTATCTTGAGGCGTGCAACCAAAACCCGTACAGCACTTAAAGGAGAACCTTTGGCTTACGAACCTAACACACCTAACACACGGCCAACCCCTACTTGGCATGTAGACCGTGGCATCCCCGCGGCGCTGATTGTGACTATTGCTCTTCAATTTGGCATCGGTGTCTGGACCGCGTCCCAAATTTCTGCGCAAGTTGCTGTCAACCAGCGGGACATTCAACGCTTGCAGGCTTTGCAGGAAAACGCGCAAGAGGTAGCCATCGATCAAGCGATCAAGCTGGGCCGCATTGACGAAACGCTCAGTGTAATCTCGAAGGACTTACGTCGTATAGTTGACGACGAAGATCCTCGCTGACCTAAACAGGTGAGAAATGACTAACCCAGCTTACGAGCTAGCGAAGAAAGACCTCGGCACATGGGAATGGGCCGAAGGGTCTAACCCGAAGGTCGTGCAATACTTTCACGACATAGGGCATGAATGGGTGCAGGATGACGCGACCGCGTGGTGCGCGGCGTTTGTAAACGCCATGCTCAAGCGCGCAGGGATGGCGCATACCGGCAAACTTGACGCTCGGTCCTTTCTTGGCTGGGGTGAAGAAGTCGACCTTGAAGCCGCTGAGCCCGGCGACATTGTCGTGTTCTGGCGTGTCGCGCCTAGCGACTGGCGCGGGCACGTTGGGTTTCTAAACAAGAAATACGACGGCCCATTTACCGTCGAAATCTTAGGCGGTAACCAGAACAACCAAGTTAACGTGCGGAAGTATAACATCGACCGCATTCTTGGCGTTCGCAGGTCGCCGCATAAGATCACCCCGCCGCAGCCGGATTTTCCGAGCGCCCCGGCGCAGGGGGCGGACCTAGAAAAGCTGCGCAAGGCGGTAGACGCGATGCAAGCCAACCTGACTTTGATGAAGACCGAACTGCAGAGGGACCAATGATTGCGCTTCTTGCTAAGCTTGCCCGAAAGTTTGACATTCTGCCGGGCTTCAAAACCTACTTCGTTGTTACTCTTGCTTTGGCGTGCTGGGTAGCCGAAGTGGTCTTTAAAGTTGACATTCCTAACGTCGACGTTGAGTCCACCGAGTTTATCGCGGCTATCAACATCGCGCTGGGCGCAACTATCGGCGCAAAGATCGACCGTAAGAAAAGATGACGCTTGCAGACAAATACATTGCAATTCTCGCCGGTCTACGAGACCGGCGAGAGCTAATTGAAGCGTCGCTAGCGCGCACTGGTACTGGCGATACTTTTGACGACATTACCGTTGGGGTGATGCGGAACGAGTATCATTTTTACCCTTTACCTAATGCGGTAGTAATTGCGCAGGTATTACAGCACCGCCATAGCCGAGAATACTACATATACCTGGCCGGCGGCGACCTGAAAGAAATCCTTGACTTTCAAGACAAACTATGCGAAGCTGCGTACAACCACGGCTGTACTAGGCTCACAATGACTGGTCGCAAGGGGTGGGCGAAACCGCTCAAAAATCAAGGCTGGCGCGAAACCGCTGTGTACCTAGAATTAGCCGTTGTGCCGGAGGCTCCTGATGGGCAAGAACAAGACGACCAAGCAGACTACTGAGGTCAAAGTAGACGAAGAACTCAAGCGCATGGGCGACGAGCAATATGTGCGCGGGTTACTTGCGGCAATGTTAAAGCCTGAGCCTAACCGTGCACCTACTGTCGCTGCACTTACTCCGCAGCAAGTGGGTGCCATGAACGCGCAAATCGAAGGCGCAAACGCTTTTGGGTTTGACTTTGACCCCGTGTCCGTACCTAAACCGGTAAAAACTGCCGAAGGCTTTAGGGGCTACAGTACTGGCGGTCTGTTTGACGAAGCTGTCTCTCAAGTTTCTCCAGAGCGGCAGGAGCAAGTAGCTGACATTGACGCGGCGTTGGAGCGCGAGTTGTCGCGTGTTGACCCCGCGGCGGCTCCGCAAGCTCCCGAAGAAAAACCGGCAGCCACACCTAAAAAAGAGCCGCCGGGTTACATGCAGTGGCGAGAACAGCAAAACGACAAACCTGATTACCTGCAGTACCAACGGTGGCTTACTAAGAACGGGTATAAGTGATGGCTACGCCTTATGACAGCGCCCGAGACTTATACGGCCAAGCGACTGGCGTATATGAGGCTCTTGCGCAACCTCAGACACATCAAGACCCCGCGGCGGCGTACGCCAACGGCCAGTTTGCGCCGCAAGCTTACGCCGAAATGGTGGGCAGCAGCCTCAACGAGTTTATCAACCCGTATCTGGATGAAGTGCTTAACCGCGCTCTTGGGCGCATGGGTGACACCCACCAAACACAGCTTACCCAAATAGGTGACGCGGCAAGCGCGGCAGGCGCGTTTGGTGGCTCGCGCCACGGGCTGTTAGAAGCTAAGGCGAACGAGGCGTACCAACAAAATGTTGGCGACCTGACGGCGCAGACAAGCTCTGACGCTTTTTCTCAGGCGCTGAGCGCAGCGCTGTCGTCTGCCGGCCAAGGCGGCGGCATGTTTGCTACGACGCAGAACCTCGCCAACACCGACAGGACGTATGACCTCGAACGCGCACTCGCTGCGGCACGCGGTCTCAGCGGCGCCGGGCGTGATTACTACAATGTAGGCAATGACCAAATCGACCGCGTGCTTAGCCAAGGCGAGGGATTGCGGCAGCTTCAACAACAAGTTATGAGCGGCGCTGACCAGACCTTCCAAACTTATCTTAACGATCCGTACTCTGACCTTGAGCTTGTGCAGGCGCTACTCGGCGGTAGCCCTCGCGCTGGTGCTACGTCTCAATCTTCTACTGTCACAGAACCGGTCGATCTGTTTGGCACGGCCCTGCAAGCTGTCGGTACCGCTTTAGGTGGGCCACTAGGTAACAGTGCCGGTAAGTGGCTGTTTGGGGGGTAATTATGCCGACGTTTGCTGAGCTTCTTTCTCGCTACGAAGCGCCTTCCCCCGACACCCTGTTTGGCCACTCCCAGCGGCCGGGCGGTCGGTGGGAAAACGTGCGTCCGTCGCAAATGACCATTGGACAGGTTCTTGACTTTCAGCGCAAGCGCGGTCCGGGTTCTTACGGCCAGTGGGTAAAAGATCAACTGGCGGCTAGCGGCCAAAACCCCCGCATTGCGACGCCTGTTGGCGCTAATCAGATTGTAGGCACTACGCTTGAGAATGCTGTTACCCAAATGGGTTTGTCGTTAGACACGCCTTTTGACGCTAACACTCAGGACATGATTGGGCGGCACCTTCTTGAGCAGCGGCTTAAGTCTGCACGCAGCCCCGCCGAAGCGCGCGCCGCTTTGCGCTCGGAGTGGGAAGGCTTTAGGCACGTATCGGATGAAGACCTAGACGCAGCTATTCTTGCCTATGAAGCCGACCCGACTACATTCTCGACCATTGGCCCCGATAGCGCCAAGCGCAAATCTACCGGTTTAGGTAACTTTGCTGAAATGATGCAAGACCGCGCCATGGACTCACGCGAGCGCCAAGGCGGCATGGTCGACTACATGAAAGAGTATCAGGACAGCGCGGTTAACGTACTTATGCCCGATGCTAAGAAAAAGCTCGGGCCTAAGAACCCACAAGGCGGTCCTAATTACTTGCGCGGCGGTGCTGGTCAAGATCAACTTCGCGGTAGTCTTACAATGGTGCCTTCTAGTGCGCCCGGTGCCATGGGGCCGCGCATTGGTAGCACGCAGCCGCGCGACATGCTGGCCAGCGGCAACCCGTTGCCAATGCCGCTGCCAGGTGCTACGCCAGATCAGGAAGTCCCGCTTACCTTACCCGAAGAGGTAGACGAGAAAGAGGCCACCACTGAGTCCAAGAAAGCAAGTAAAGCGCCGCAGTCTTCACCGCAGGCCCCCGCGTCGTCGCAGCGTCCGCGGTCCCGCGAAGACGGCCAAGAAGCAAAAGGCGCAGAAACCCGCCAACAGTGGGGTGACTGGCTATCTGCGCTGGGTGTCGCATACAGCCAAGCATTTGCGGGGCAGGCGCCCAACATGCCCGGCGCGCTGGCTGATATTCGGCAGCGCCGACAAGAGGCAGCAATGGCTTTGCGCGAAGAAGAGCGCGCAGAACAGGCGGCTAACCTAGATAGGTTCAGAACCGCGCTTGATGCCCGGCGCGTTGCCGCCGAGGAAGCGCGCATCGCGCTAGACGAGCAAGAGTTTGCCGCTTCTCAGCAACCGCAACAGTTTCCTTTGGACTACGCAAAGCGTACTATGCAGGCGTTTCCTGAGACAGCGCAGTATTTTGACATGCTGGCCGCTGGTATGGAGACAAATGACCCTACGCTAATCGACACAGCGTATGAAGGCATAGGTAAAACATTAGAGCGCGCTAGCGAGCCGGGTATGCAGAGCGTCGACCCTCAGTCGTTGATCGAGTTTAACACTCTTGATCCTGATGTGCCGGATGAAGCTGTGCGACGCGCTGAAATCATCGGCTCCATGCCTCCTGAGCAACTTCCAGAATTTCTAACGGCTGCGGAGGCTGTGCGCGGCGGTAACCCGCCGGCGCCTACGCAACTACGTTCTATTGCCGACGCAGTATATCAACAAGCCAAGGCCGCTGGTGAGCCGATAACTAAAGCGGAGGCGGTGTTAGAAGCTAACGAGCTTCTTCGCGGGGGGTCAAGCGAAGCTGTTGAGCTTGTCCGCACTATCATGGACGAGCAAGCAGCAGAAGACGTTGCATCGGCTGTTACATCGCAGGTCGAAACAATTCAAAAAAGCGGCGTAGACGCGCGTACCCAATTAGGTTTACTTCGGTCTGTTGAAGAAGCCCTCGTAGACGTGGGCAGTGCCGAAGCTATGCGCGACGAGTCCTCCGAAGAAGCGGGTGTGCGGCGTATCTTTAACAGCTTGGTAGAAAGGTTTGGCGGCGAAGACGCTGGCGCTACTTTTGCAGCGAGCGTGTTTGGTATGCCCGAAGAAGCCTATAACACGCTGAACCTCGCCAACAAAACGCTGATGCTAGAACTCGCAAATGTCTACGGTATTCGTGGGCAGTCTATGTCTGACGGCGACCGTGAATTTCTCCAGTCAATGTTCCCGTCCGGTAACGCGCCTGCTAACGCGCGTGAGTTTGTCATGGCGCGTATGCAGGCGCGTAACTTGCTTGACCGCGCGCGTGATCGTTATGTTACTGGCGCCGACCCTAATCCTAT